TATAAAAATGTATTCTCAAAAGAAATTAACGCACCTTACAGGGAGAAAGTAGAAGATATAATTATCAAACGACTAGACAGCAGATGGAATTCGTTTGATGGCTGGGTAACAGACGGGCCAGCGACTGATAGAGACGACCAAGACCAGTATGTTTTAGATGATATTTGGCACTTACATTTTACTTCTTTATCAAGCCAAATTTGGCACCCCAAGTATTCACCACATGGAAAGGCTAGCTATAGACGACCCGACATAGCAAAAGAGTTATGGAAAACTATTTACAAAATAAAAGAAATTGAAAAAGTATTGTGATAGTAGATATATTAGAAGAAAAGTTACCACAAGAAGTACTAGATTTATGTAGAGAAACATTTAATACTCACATAGGTATAGAAGGAGCGACTGGAAAAGGTATCGACCCAAAGTTTAGAAAGACTGAATGTAGATACATACAAAGAGCAAAGCGGGAAGGAGCAAAACACCCTCGCGCACTACAACTCACAGAAGAATGGATAAACGATATAGGATATCCAGATTTAACACCTGAAATACTACAGATTGCTAGATATCATGAAACAAACTTCTATTCATGGCATACTGATGGCGAGGGTAGAGGATATAGAAAATTATCAATGTCCTGTCTACTCAACAGCCCAGACGAGTTTGAAGGTGGAGAAATGGAATTCAGATTGCCTAGTAAACGACATAGAGAAGATATAATCATGGAGGGGCAAAAGACAGTAGTTAAATTACGAAAAGATTACCCAATATTATTCAAACCAGACTTACCACACCAAGTACTTCCTGTCACAAGAGGAGTCAGAGATAGTTTAGTAGTATGGTTTTTAGATAAAGAAAAACTAACTAAAGGATATATGCCGTGAAAGACCACAGACCGCTAGATGTTATTGTAATAGTTTTATGCGTACTAATAATTATAGCAGTATGATAGGAGATACTGATAATGGTGCTTTTAGATGGAAACATATCAAGGGTATCTTTCCTGCAGGGGGTTGTGATTACATAGTAGAAAACTGTAATCATGATATGAAACTATTTACTAATATAGTAGACTTTAAATTGCCTAAAGTAGCAATTCAAGTATTAAAAGGATTAGTTAAACCCTATCGGGTATCATGCACAATACAATGGTACAATGAGGGCGACTATATGGAAAGACATATAGACAATGAGAACAAGAAACATAGAGTACAAAGTTGCTCTATTTTATTAACAGATGGCTTTGAGGGCGGAGATTTAATCATAGATGGAGAAATTGCACAAATGGAAAAAGGAGATGCAATTATGTTTAACCCCTCACAACCACACGAAGTCACGAAAGTTACTAAAGGTACTAGGGTGGCACTAGCAGTATGGGGGATAGATAAATGAAGATTCCAGAACTTATGAAAATGAGTATGGACGAGTTTATCAAACTCCGAGAAAAGAAGGAATGGGTTGTAGTAAAAGGCAACGGACCACGCTTTAAAGATTACTTCAGTTGGAAAGAAGCAGATAATTATCTAAACTCTTATGGACTGAATGGGCATTTTCGTATGCCACAACTACAGATTATACACCCCAAAGGGAAATACTGCCATAAGAAAGCACAATACAAGTTACAAAAACGCGAAATCTTTGACCATTGGAAACAAGGTAATAGTTTTGTTTTGACACTCAGCGAGTTTCTAAACAAACAACTCTGGAAACAATGTGAAGATTTTGAGGAGTTCTTCGGTAGAGGGCAGGCAAATATTTATATGTCTAGTAGAAAAGACGCTAAATGTTTTCCAACGCACGCAGACACTACTGAAAACTTTTTGTTTCATGTGAGAGGCACAGTCCGCTGGTACATTTATAATGAAACAGAGCACGACTGCAAACCACATGAAGCAACTGTAGATAAGGTGATTGACTTAGAAGAAGGAGACCTTCTTTGGTTACCACCTAAACTATATCATAGGGTAGAAACCCTAGGCCCAAGAATATCAATCTCTTTTCACTTCCACCCTCCTGAAAAGCAGGGTAGTTGGAGAGAGCCTTGGTTGGATTGGATTGGAGATATAAATGGCTGACGAAAGATTTAGCGGTGATATGTCACGAAACGAAGTTGAGATAGACTTAAATAAGTTTATGGAACTAGTAACTGAGAATAGTAATCTAAAAGCAGAAATTTTAAAGTTAGAAAGCGAAAAAGAACCAGAAAACCCATGGCAGAGATGGATATGGTTATCAAACATGGTAGACTCTTGGAGAATCTTTCCACGTGCTTTCCTTTCAATTTACAT